GCGGTATTTTATGTTGATCCGCCATATCACTTGGATACCAGAAAAGGCGGTCAGTATTACAAGGCAGAGCAGGATGACGAGCATCATAGACTGCTGGTAGAGTGTTTGTTGGGCGTTCGTGGAGCCGTTGTGTTGAGTTGCTATTGGCATCCAGTATATGAACCATTGATTCAAGCCGGGTGGGAACGGATAGATTTTAAGACGGCTTGCCATGCGGCGGGTAGAGTGCGTGGAAGTTGTCTTAGAGGCAAGGGAGCGGCAACGGAAAAGGCACCCAGGATTGAGACGGTGTTGCGTAATCCAAAGGCTGTGGAAAATGCTGGCGGCAAGAGTGATACGGCGGTCAGGCAACCGGCTCTCCAAGAGGCCAAGGATAGCGCCAATTTTGAGCTATTTGCATACGGCTGAAGTTATCATATTTTTAACAATTTTCGGTGGAAAAAAGTTTTTGCATTGTTTTTTCTGCAATTTTACGTTTGACGTAAGTTGTTGTACTATAAAGGTTTAAGACAAAAAATGACTACCTCTTGACAAGAGCTTCAAAATATGTTATAATATGTGGGTGAATTAGGGGCAAAAAGAGGTTGACAAAAAGGGGTTGTTTCGCTTGGCCTCTGGACGTAGTGTTTCCGTTGGGGCCGGGGTGGAAAGTTGGGCAGGGATCGCTGTGCTGAGGCAGGGCTTTCCGCCCCGGTCTCCGGCGGATGGGGGGATACGCTAGAGGGTCTTACGCTACACCATCTTGCGGCCTGTTGTCATTGGAAGACATATCTGGTAGGGCCGACCCCGACCTGGTTTCGATAGTGGTTTTGGTGTAGCCAGTTGGCTGGTCGGGTAATTGGGGCGACTCAGGGATGGCTTCTTTGTCATGTCGGTCTGCTTGTGTTGTAGTTGTGAATTACCGCCTGATATTGCCGAACGTTGGTATGTCTGCCAAGAGTGCCGCAACAAATACTTCAAGCGTGCAATGCGCAAGTACATGCAATGGCACTCTTGGGATAAAGCACGCAAACTTGCATTAGCGGCGTGTAAACGCCGATACGGCGTATCCACAATTCACGACTACAACAGAAAAAGCACCCCGGTTGACCGCCGATGGGAACGTGTCGAAGAGATATACGGCGGTGAACAGGAAGAAGACTAGACTGCCATAGAAATATCCCAATCGTAAGCCGAGGCTGGTTGCTTGGTTTCTTTGCGTTGCCCACGGTTTGGCTGGCTTGGTGCTGTACTGGAACGGGCCGAATTGGCCCGTTGGCAGGAAGAGGCGATTCCGCTTGCCAAGTTTATTGCCTCTCTGCCGGAATTGCCGGAAGACCACCCGGCCAAGCAGGATTACGTCTGGAACGCCATAAAACGGCGTTGGGCGGCAGACGCCCCGACCGGTGATCAAAGCGTCCAGGATAGCCCTTCCTGGGCCTTAAAACACGCCCTGGACCGCATAGCCGCCCTGTTTGGCAATGAAAAACCTAGATGGATTTACGCCCCGTGGATTACCGCTGTAGCACGGAATCAGGTTGCCCAATTCCCGGTCTATCGGGATGGGCTTTCTGTAATCTGGGCAATCCAGGCACTGAACCAGTACGGTGCGCTCTTCGAGGGGCACCCGTCTATTCCTTCCGAAGCGCCGTACATTTGGCCCAGTGCGGTTAATCGTAAATCCTGCCAGTATAAGAGTTTCTTTTCACGGGCCGCCCAATACCCCCTTGCGTTTTCTCTTCCAAAGACCCTCGAAGAGTGCATTGTGTTGGTTCGGGAGTGTCGAGTTCCGGTTTTAATTGCGTCTTATCGTGGATTTCATTTCAAGCCGGGCGAACACAAGGGGCGGCAGATATGGCGTCCGTGCGGCGTCTGGCCGCACGCCATGTGCCTGATTGAGTATGACCATGACCTAGGCGCTATGTATCGGTTGTCGTCATGGGGACCGAATTCCATGCCGCCGCCCCCGGAGGGGGAAACCCCGGGCGGCGCTTGGAATCTGCTGGAAGACCTGGAAAAAGAACTCTCTTTGGGACATGCGTTTCTCTATGTCGTCTTCCCAAGGGGCGCCCTCGTGGAGCGCCGCAATCCAGGCGATTGAATCCCACCTAGACATTCTATCGCTTCTCATACCCGGTATTAGTACCGGGCCCATCAGAGCCGGGCTGAGTACATTGCTATCCGGCCTGGACGTTTTAGGCGCAGCGCCGCCAAGCCGTGTAGAAAGCTGTTCCGGTGGCATTTCCTTAGTGTGGGAGTTCGACGGCCTGTATTCCATCTTCTTCGTCAGCATCGCAGGCGACGTTCAAAACTTTTTCATCACCGAAAAGCATGGTCCGAATCAAGAAACGACGGCCCAGGAAGAAGGGGATATATAGGCCAAAGTCTCCGATCATTACAGGATTGCACAGGCGGTGGCTTTACGAAAAGCACAATAGACGCCTTGCTTTACTAGCTAAAACACACCGTATCCCGCTAAAAACGCTAAGCAAAGTTTTCAAACAGTATTTTGATCTTGCCGCCGCTGAGCTTGTCTATAACGGGATAACCCTCATTCCTAACTTTGCGGCGTTTGTTTTGCGGACCGTTAATAGCAACGGCGGTGATACATGGCAGGTGATGGCGTGCTCCCACAAAGAATCGTTTTGCGGCACGCTGGGCCGTCTGAGACGATTTTCCAAACGCCACAAGCTGTTTGATAAATTCCCACCTCCGGTGTTTCTGCAATATGCGCTCCAGGGCGAGCTCTTCAATGCGCCAGGCTGGCGTGCTCTCGCCCAAGAATTCCTCAATTCCCTTCCAGTCAAGGAGCTAGTTTCTGACCATGACCTCCGCTCTTTCTCTAGCAGAATTTGTAGCCCAAGAAGAAGCAAAACAACAGAGCCAGCAGGATCAGACGACCAATCAGGACAAACCAACCGATCAACCACAGGATGAGCCGCAAGACGATCAAGACGCCACCGACACGCAAGACGACCAGGGCGTGCCTGATGACCAACAGGGGGATGACCATGGCGGCGATCAAGGCGACAATGCGCCGTCCGAATCGACCAATGACGACCAGCCGGAAGGCGATAGTTGCGGATGCCAGGATAACCGCCAGATTATTGAGTATATCAAAGAGCAGTTCGGAGAAGACCTGTCGCATTACAAAGACGATAAAGAGCTTCTCCAGGGCCTTGTAAACGCCAGGCGTCTTGTCGGCCAGCGTCAAGAAGAGGCAAAGGCGTTTCAGCAGTTGCGGCAGGTGCTTGGCGATGAAGCAATCCAACAGCTTTTAAGCGGTCAGCCTCTGCAACAGCAGGGCGCTCCTGCACAACCGCCGCAAGAAGAGGAAGAGTTTGACGAATCTTGGCTATCCCAAGTAGCCAAAGACGAGCAGGGCAGGCTGGTAGCCGCACCGGGTGCGCCGCCGGACCTGCCGGAAAGAATTATCAAGTTTTTTGTTAAGAGAGAAAGGTTGCTTAATGAGTTCGCCAAAAACCCCGTCAACTTCCTGGCTAAACAGTTGGGGCCGGAAATTGCAGCGTTGGTACAGCAACAAGTCCAACAGCACGTCCAAACCACCATCACCAAGGCCGCCTCAACCGCCAATTTCGCCCAATTCGTCCAGGCCAATAAGGAATTGCTGTGGGAAAACGGGGACCACCAATCGGGGCGGCTAACCCCGCTTGGCCGGAAAATTACACAAATCGCCGACACGCTTCAACAGCGGGGCGTTGAACTAGAGGAGGCCGTAATGACCGCCTGGGACCTTGTTAAAGACATGACGCCGCCCATCAACCCTACCCGGCCCACGAAACCGGCGGCGCAACACGCCCCGCCAAGCACTAAACGCAAAAAGCCAAAATCGTTTGACGAACTATTTAGCCAATATATTGACCAGGGTATGGGCCTGGCAGAGGCCCTACAGAAAGCCGAAAAGGAAGCCAACGAATAGCAGCTAATTGAGGACGGTGCAACTCCGTCCCGTTGGCCTTTGGTGGGCTACACGGCGGGGGAGCGAACCGGACACCCGTACACAGCTACGGCCCGTGAAGCTCCCCCAGTGCCCACCGCCCGTGCCGTGTCGGGTTGGTCTGCCGTGGTCGTTGTAGTCGGAAGTTGTTGTCTGTAAACGTGTTAGGAGAACGATCATGGCTATTGTGAGTGCAAGACTAACTCCTCAGTTACTGAACAAGTACATTGAGAAAGTAACGGAGCCGATCTATCCCCAGGCGAAAATGCTTGGGGTGCTCAAGGCGCATGGCCGGATTAGCATGAAACATGATGAGGGCGACATCCGGTGGCGTGTGCGGCACACCCGGCGTGAGCCGACTCCCATTCAGGGCTACCCGGTAACGATTCCGTTTGAGGCTCCGGTGCGGCACACTGAGGCGATTCTGCCTTGGCGTGCCTATGCGATGGGCGAATACATCTCCCGCCAAGAAAAGCTCGTCGGTCGGCGTAACAACGTAACTGCGCTGCCAACCCTAGTTGAGAATGTCATCAAGTGGAACCTTGAGGACTTCAAACATTACATGCAGCGGGTTATTTACACCGACGGTGATGCGGACCCGACTGCTATTCACGGCCTGGAAAGCATGTTTTCCACAAGTGGGTTGATTTCCGGGGTTCCGGTCGCCAACCCGAACGACGTGTACGCCACTGTTTCCACGGCGTTAGGCGGCGCTCAAGGCGGATCGTGGACCAGCGGCACTTGGCCGGAAGGCAGCGGGGACACGCAATACTGTTTCTGGTCTCCCATTGTGGTTGACTGGTCGAACTCGGCATTTGCCGTTAGCGAGGAAACCGACTGGGAGCACACATGGAAGCGGGCCATCCGCTACGGTATTACGTGGCTGTCCAACCGGCAGAGTGTTGACGCCAAGATGGTGGTGATGAATCCCGCCTTGCTTTTGGCGATCAAAGACTCGTCGGACGAAATGGTGCGGATTCAAGCGACCGCCAAGTCGCCGGTGGTTGATCTTGGCATTCAAACGCTGAACTTTGAGGGGGTTGAGCTTTTGGCCGACCCGCACTGCCCGGAGAACACGGCGTACATTTTGGACCCGCAATACATGGAACTGCGATGCTTGCAGGACCAGCTTGTGGAGGTTCGTGAAGACACCGACCCGTATAACAATGACACGATCTACATGGACTTCCACGGCAACTTGCGGTTTGAATCTCCGGCGTACTTCGTGAAGTTGACGCCGGTCAGCACGGTGTACAGCGAATAGGTGGATGGTGTTCTTTTTTAACAGGAGAAAAAACAATGCCTCTTTACCCGACTATGCTTCCGTTTCCCCGTGGCAAAACTTATACCCAGGGGGCTTTCGATCCAGATGACCATCTGACAGAAAATGAGAACCTGGAGGGGTTCTTGTGCTCTGTTCCCAACCCGGACTATCCCGGCGAAGAGATTCTTCTTCGGGTTGTTCGTTATGTGGACGCCGATGGGGACCCCTTAACCGGAGCGCCCAAAGTGGTGGAGTTTGACAGCGGCGAACTTGGCCGTGAAATTACCGGTTATGCAGACGCAGCCGGAGCGGTTGGTAAGCCGCTTGATCCGATGTACAACGGCGTAACCATTGAGGCCAATGACCTTGTGTACGTCATTGAGGCCGGAAAGGTTACGCTCACCAAGGCGTCCGGCGTGGCCATTTCGGAGGGCGACCTTGTGTTGTCCAATAATGCCGGTGCAATCACCAACACGGGCACGGGTTGTGTGATCGGCGTTGCAGTAAAGGCCGCTGAAGCCGCCGCCACAACGGTTGTGGTAGATGTGTTTCCGGGCGTTTCCACCAGGAAAACCGCCTAGTCTGCCGGAATCCTAGGGGTTGCCGGGGGGGCGTTGCCCTCTCGGCAGCCCCATTTTGAGGACCCATTATGCCCCGCAAGAAGAAGAGCGAGGACGTTTGGGCCGTTGACTTGTATCAGCCGCTGGCCGGGGTGGAGGACTTCCACCGGTCGAAGGCCAAGTGGCGTCTTTTGCTAGGCAGCAACCGTTCCGGCAAGACGTTGGCGGCTGCGGTAGAATTGGTGCGTGCCGTATTGGGCCGTGATCCGGTCGGGAAGTATCGCCCGACGAACGGCTTCGCTATGATTATTGGGCTGGACTCTGACCACCTGGGTATGCTTTGGCGCAAGCTGAGTATGCCGGGGGCGTTCAGGGTTCCCGTTAAGAAGAACGACTCAATTGATAAATGGGTAGAGGCCCCGCCGCTAATTCCGAAGCATACGATTGAGCATATTTCATGGCGTGAACGTGCAAGGGCCATACCCCACCTGGTAACACTTACAACAGGCTGGCAGATTGCATTTATTAGCAGCCTTGGGGCGATTAAACAGGGCGAGCATTACGACGTAGTATGGATTGACGAGCAGATTAGCAACGTGCAGTTTTTCTGGGAGGCCATACGAGGTCTGGTGGATATAGACCAGCAATGGCGTGCTTATGGGTTCTGGTCTGCAACTCCGCAGAAACAGAACCCGCTGCTTTGGGAGATTAGTAAACGTGCAGCCCCCGGATCAGACATAGAACAATTCCAGTTGCATATTTCGGAAAACCCGTTTGTTTCGACGACGGATAAAGATTGGTTTTCAGCTATACTCCCCGACCGAGAGCGGCAAGTGCGCTTGGAAGGGGAGTTTGCATTAGAGGCGTGGCGCATTTATCCGCAACTGGACGCTCCAGGCGTACACGGGGTGGAACCGTTTGAAATCCCGGACAACTGGACCAGATACCTTGCCCTTGATCCTGGAACCGCTAATTGCGCCACGGTGTTTGGGGCGGTGCCGCCGGACGGGAAATACCTCTATATCTACGACGAATTACTACTCCAGAACACGGACGCCATTCAGTGGGCGACGGCGCTGGCGGAACGCCCAGACGCCAAAAAGTTTGAGGCGTGGATTATTGATAGCCGGGCTGGCCGCACTCGTAGTATGGGTGCTGGAATCCCCGTAGCCAAGCAGTACATGGACGCCGCCCAGCACTACAATATGCGTCCAAGGGCGTCCGGGCCTCTATGCGGGTTCATTCCTGGCGTTGACAACCCGGAGGCTAGACGGGAAGAGGTTCGGCGTTGTCTTAACGCCGCCGTTGATGAATCGTTGCCGGGTCCCGCCTTGAAGTTTTTCAAGGGCAAGACAACCAAGTTGTGCCACCAGATGCAGATCGCCCAGCTAGACGAAAACAACCCGACGAAACGGATGCGTGGTGAATTCGACTTGGTGGACGCCCTGGAATATCTGGTGGCGGCCCGTGTCGGTTTCATGCCCAAGCCTCAGCGCTTAGAAGAAGAATCAAACGCTGTATATAAGCATTTTTTGGAGCACCATCGTAGGCGTTCACGATCAGTTAAGCTACCGGGCATTTTGGTAGGTTGAAAGGTACGGCATGATTGAGACTGAAATCAGCATGGAAGAAATCAGCAAGATGTACAGCAGCGTTACGCCGGGCGATATTGTGTTGGTTTACCCGCCGCACTCGTCCCAGAAACCCAACACAGGCATTATTACCCGTGTCGGCAACGACTCCGTAGAAGCAGTGTTTTTCCAGCCTGATGGATCACCAGTTGTGCGGGTAAGCGGCATCTGGAACTGCAATGATCCACGGGCAAAGAATGTCGGCCATGAGAAGAACAAGCTAACGCCACGGCACACGTTTGCTGTGCTGTTTTCCCCGTGGAAGATTGCAGAATCTACAAGAGAACTGGAACGATTCCAGAGTACCGTTGATGAATTGCGGAAGAAGATCAAAGCACTAGAGACCGCAATTGAGAAGCTAAAGGGCGATAAATGAGTGAATGGCTGCGCCAGCTTAATTCGGTATGGCTTCAGCGCCTAGAAGAGGCTAAGGACGCCAAGCGTACACAGTTTGGCGACACGGCGGAAATACTATGGAACTATCTAACCAAGAATTACAAGGAACTATACATTTTGGGGCTTGGCGGTCCGGGGGCGATTAGAGAAGAAGACGCTCCTTATTATAAGCCTCGGATCAACAAGTTTCAGGAGTTTGTTGACCTGTACATGCCGTTTGTGCTTGGCAGGACTCCTGTACGCCGTGTAAGCGTTCGTAGGCCGCAATTCCCTGAAGAAGTTATGCGTAGCGCTGCTGGCATTTACCCGGTGCCATTTAGCGCATACGACGCAAGAGTTAGGATGTCTCTTGATACAGCCGCCATTCTGCTGGAGTGGTGGCTTAACTTTTGCGCCGATGAGTACAAGTTGATGCGAGAGGCCCGACTGGCGGTTATGGAGGCGCTGGTTAAGGGCCGTGGCATTGTGTGGCATGGCCTACAGCCGACAGCGAATGGTCTTATTCCGGCGTCATTCTATGAAACGGTTGACAACATATTTATCGACCCGAGCGCAATTACGCTTCGGGATGCGGGGTTTATCTTTAGGAAGAGGCGGCTGTCGTCCTGGTTGGCGTCTAGGCAGTTGGGCATTGAAGAGAACCGGCTACTCCAGATGTGCCAACGGCAGCTTGAGAAGCAGGAAGATGAGCCGAAGACCGACTTGCCGATTGTCGAATACTACGAGGTATATTCCCGCATTGGAAGCGGAGCGTTCATGGCGGACCCGGAGGACCCGTTGCGGGACGTTCAAGAGGCGCTAGATGAACTTGGCCCGCACGTTTGGTTTGCCATTGCTCCTGGAGCCGAATACCCGCTGAACCTCGACCCGGAAGTGATTCAGGGATCGCCGGACCGGTTGCGTGCGGCGGTAGAGTGGCCGATTGCAACCTACGGGGACATGATCAATCCGTGGCCGATGTCGGTCTTGGACTTCTACCCGCATATTTCCGATCCGTGGGCGAGAAGCCCGTTACAGGCCGGTCTGCCATACCAGCGATTCTTGGATGACCTGTATGGCTACTTGATGTCTCAGGCAGTCAAGTCGGCCAGGCTTGTGTTTATTGTTCCGGATCACACAGACGCCAGTTTGGAGAGGGCGTTGCAGGGCGGCAGCAGTGTGGAGGTTGTGAAGGTAAGCACAACGGCAGTTTCGGATTTTGCCAGAGAGCTATACCACATTGTGGAAATGCCGCCGGTTAAGCCGGACTTGTGGAATCTGATAACTACGGTCAACGATCATTTTGCCAGGGCGGTCGGACTTGATCCTGTGCTTTACGGGTCGCAACCGGATACCCAGCCCAGAAGCGCCGCCGAAGTACAGATACGCTATCGGGCGGCTTCTGGCCGTGCGCAGAATATGGCGGACCAGGTGGAAGAGTGGATGTCCAGCGTAGCGCAAAAAGAGGGCCTACTGACCAGGCTCTACATACCATATACCCAAACGGCGCAACTGTTTGGTGAACCTTTGCTATCAGCCGAAGAGGGCCAGCCGCCGCTGCCTGGCGGACCGCTAACGCAAACATGGGCGTCCGTTATTAACACAAACGACCCGATTGGGGCCGGTATGGACTTCCACTTCTCCGTTCTGTCCGGCAGTGGACGACGGAAAGACAAAGAGCAGCAGATACAAGGGGCGATGTTTATTGCCCAAACCCTGCTTGGCCCGGCAATCCAAGCGGCGGCCAAGACGGGCGATTTCTCTATGTTCAATCGCATACTGGAAAGACTGTCCAACGCAATGGACTTGGACCTGTCTCTGTTTCGTATGGAACCTCAACAAGCCGTACCTACTACACCTACAGTAGAAGGAGAGTCTAATGGCCCAAAAGTTGATGCAACAAGCAGTCAAACATCCGGGGGCGTTGCGGGCTAAGGCTAAACGTGCTGGCATGTCGGTTACGCAATACTGCTCCCAGGGCAACCTGGACGCCACCACGAAACGCCAGTGTAATCTTGCCCGCACATTTAACAAGTACCGGCCAAAGAAAGGGAAATAATGTCGAAATGCAAGAAAGAACCGTCGCTGAATCTGTCTGATCGAGCTAAAAAAGCCAATATGCCCGTTGAGCAATACTGCCAGCGGGACGACCTGGAAGGCGAGGCAAAGGTGCAATGCAAACTGTGGCACGCCGTCCAGTCATTGGTTAATCAGAAAGACAACAAGAGCAAGAAGAACGACGAAGAGGCTAAGGAGAGCGATTGATGGCAAACAAACACAGCGATAAGCGCAATCCGAAATGGTGTGTCAATTTCATTACCGATTCGTTTCGATCACGCCCAAACCACTGGAACGACCACCCGGAAGACATTAAACGGATTCAAGGTGTTGCCAGAAAGTATGGCATAAACCCGGAGGCGGCGCACTACGTGCCAGCCCTAGCACGGTTTCCGGGCGATCCAGAGGCGTTTGTATCCAGCAAATCGGAGATCAAACAACTGATTGAGCGTAGGGGATGGAAATGCGAAGGCGTGGTCGAGGTGGACGCACTTAAACCGTCCCAGCCAAAGCCGTATGAAGTGGCAGACGATATTGTGGAGCGTGAAGTAGAGGAAATCGTCCAGCGTGAATACGGCGGCAAAATTTCTCAGAAAAAGCGGCGGGAGCTTTTTGAGCAGATCAAGGAAAAACGGTCAGGCAACCGGGAAACGGTTGATCGGCTGGGGGATGACTAATGCGAACATACGCCGACCTGATAGACCATATCGTCCGCATTGCGCATGGGCATGGCGTACCAGTTAGCTTTGCCCAAGCAAGAACAGCGGTAGCGACGGCCTACGCCGACTTGCCGACCCTATCGCATTGGCGGCGTTACCAGAAGCAGGTCCGTCTGATTACGGAACTTTCCGAAAGCGGAACGTGCGAGGTTAACTTTGGATATGATCCGCCTCTTGCTACGCTGTCTTCC